TGCCGCGCACATTTTTTCGGAAAACGGAGCGAGACATGGTTGGGCGACCACCAAAACCGCAGCAAATCAGAACCCTCGAGGGGAACAGATCGCGTAGCCGAATCCCTGAAGAAGTACAAGCCGAGGGTTCGCCAGTGATGCCAAGGGGCATGCCGAAAGTTGCTCAGACTCATTGGCGGAAAGTCACCAGCGAGGTCAATGGATGGGGGATTTGCAAACGGATCGACGGTCTGGCTCTTGAGCAGATGTGCAGGTATTGGGCACTGTGGCGAACGGCGGTGGCGGCGGCTGAGAAACATCCGCTCGACAAGGAATATCGCCAGGCAGTGGTTGGCTACGGCGAGCAATGGCGGAAGCTGGCGATTGAGTTCGGACTGACGCCAGTGGCGAGGACGCGAATGGCGATTCAAGAGCAGAAGAAAACAGACGATTTTGGCGATTTCCTGAAGGTGGTTTGACATGTCCTTTGATTCCAATACCCCCACAATCACCGCCCGCGACATGGAAGCGATTGCGCCGATTCTCAATGCCCTGGAGCTTCCAGTGGCGTGCGAGGATTACGCCACTGGGGAGGTGATGCTCCGCGACTGCGATGGAAGCGTGGGCTTTGCGTTTTCCGATGACAACGGCGGGTGTTGGCACTTCCATCGCTTGCCAGAGCATGAGTTTGTTCTAGTTGACGTAAAGAAGTGCCAGCGATGCGAGCGGGATCATGAAGACGTAGTCTTCCGTAAGTTGTCGCACGGCGGCGAGTTCACCCATTGGGCAAGTTGTCCAATGTATCATCAACCCATTTTGATGGACCTGCGCGGGCGTGATTAAACGCAGCCCAACGAGAACGCAACGCAACAACACCGAGCCGATGATTCGGACGGTGAGCGATGAGCGTGCGCACGAGGCTGGCTGCTGGTTTGATCCAGTCGGTGCCGATCACGTCTGCAACTTCTTCGAGCATTACCTGTCGCATACGATGGGCGAGCATGCAGGCAAACCGTTCACTCTGCTACCTTGGCAGCGTGACGATGTGCTCAGACCGCTGTTCGGCTGGAAACGCCCAGACGGTCGGCGTCGATTCGCCAAGGGTGATATTTTCATCGCAAAGAAGCAGGGCAAAAGCACAATCGCCGCGGGGCTCGCAAATTACTTCCTGGTCACCAGCGGGGCGAGGGGCGAAGTTTACGGCGTTGCTCACACACGGGACCAGGCTGGAATCATCTACCGCGAAGCAGCGGCGATGGCTCGGACCTCGCCGGCGCTGCAAGACAGGCTCAAGCCAATCGACTCCCAGAAGCGAGTGGTCTTCCACGCTCAGGGCTCGTTTTATGCGGCGTTGGCTGGTGAGGCGTGCTCGCGCGGTGTGGAGGGCATCAACCCAAACTTAGTTCTGTTCGACGAGATCCACGTTCAGCGATCCCGCGAACTCTACGACGGCATCGCTTACGCTTCAGCAGCTCGGCAGGGTTCGCTCATGCTGAGCGTGTCAACGGTCGGCGTTGCGGACCAGACAACGATTTGGTGGGAACAGTATCAGTATGCCAAGGGGTTACTTGATGGAACGCTGATTGACCTGCACCGTTTCGCTTACGTCGCCCAGGCTGACGAGGATTGCATCAACGATTGGGAACTCTGCGGCAAACTGGAACAATGGAAGAAGGCGATGCCTTCGCTGGGGCATACAGTAATGGAAGACAAGATACAGCAGGCGTATGACGAGGCGACGAATTCGCCGGCGAAACAGAACGCGTTCAAGCGATACCTGCTCAACCTCCCAACGGCACAAGTCGAGAAGGTTGTCCCAATCGAGGAATGGAAAGCATGTGCAACCACTCGGCCCGATTTATCAACTCGTCGATGCTTTGGCGGGCTCGATATGGCAAGCAGCGAGGACTTATCAGCGTTCGTGCTTTACTTCGATGCGACAGAAGACGAGCCGGCCTACGTCATTGGCTGGTATTGGTGCCCTGAAGAGAAGGTCGCCGAGCGAGAGAAGAAGCAGCTTGCCCACTATCGACAATGGGTGTCTGACGGCTGGCTGTCGGAAACGGGCGGGAATCGAATCGACCATTACGAGATCGAGAAGGTTATCCGGCAGGCGTGCGAGGGCTTCAACGTCCAGCAGATCGGTTTCGACCCGTGGAACGCTGACGCTGTGGTCAACCCGCTGCTGGCTGACGGGTTCCCAATCGTGTCTGTGTCGCAGGGCATGCAGCAGATGACCGCAGGCACTCAAGGCATATTGGACGACATCGCGGCGCGGCGGGTCTATCACGACGGCAACGAGGTGCTGACTTGGTGCCTGGCGAACTGTGCGGCGGATCAACGTGACGACGGGATTAAGTTCAGCAAGAAAAAGTCAGCGGATAAGATAGACGGGGCGGTATCGCTGGCGATGGCGAAGGGGCGAGCGTTGGCAAATGCGGCTGAATCGCAGAGCAGTTACTACGAAGAGAACGAATTGGAATTCGGTTAATGAAGCGAATCCGCGAGACGGTGTTGTTAATTGGCGTCCTGCTGCTTGTCGGCGGTGCGATGCTGTTTGATTTCCGCTGGGGTTTGATCGCGTGCGGGGCGGTCGCGTCTAGCGCGGCATTGATTGGGATGGTGAGATCATGATTAGCGAATTTCTAGGGCTGACTCGGTCGCTTGAGAATCCGAATCTGTCGTTGACGGACCCAGACGCGTGGAATGACGCCTTTGGCGGCTCCACGTCTAGCGCGGGCATCAACGTCACGCACAAGAACGCGCTGAGCCTGGCGCCTATCTGGCAAGCCGTGTCGATGATCTCCGGCGACGTGGCTAAGCAGCCACTCGACTTGTTCCGCCGGATTGACGCCCAGTCTCGCGAGAAGGCGATAGGCGTACCGGCGAGCAATGTCGTCAGGCGGCGAGCGAATGACGAGGTTACATCTAAGAAGTTCTGGCGACGGTTCATGGTTCATTTGCTTCTGTGGAACAATGCCTACGCGTTCGTTGACCGCAACGGCCGCGGTGAGCCGATTGCGCTCATCAACCTGCTGCCTGACCGAACCTATCCCGAGCGGAAGGGTGGCGAGCTGCGATTTATCACGATCGTAGATGGCCGGCCCACGCCGCTGGCTGCGGCTGATGTGCTCCACGTCGAGGGAATCGCGACCGACAACATGAGCGGTTGCGACTTAGTCGGCCAGGCGAAGGATTCGTGGGGGCTGGCGTTGGCGGCCGAGGGGTTCGGCAGCGAGTTCTTCGCGAATGGCGCCCAAGCGGGCGGTGTGCTTGAGATTCCACCGCACTACACGAAGAAGGCAGCGGACAACCTTGAGCAAGGCTGGTTTAAGAAATACTCCGGCAAGGGCAATTGGTTCAAGACGGCGATTCTGCGAGACGGGGCGAAGTTCCACAACGTCACCGTGGACGCCAAGAGGTCGCAACATCATGAACTTCGTGAAGACCAGGTGCGGGAGATTGCGCGATGGTTTAATTTATCGCCCAGTCGATTGGGGCTGTCGGATTCGGTCAGCTATAACTCGAAGTCAGAAGACAACCAAGCCTACCTGGACTCAACGATTCAGATATGGCTTGACCTAATTGCCGACGAGTGCTGGGCAAAGCTGTTGACGACGGCACAGCAGCAGTCGCACTTCTTTGAGCATAACACTAAGTCGCTCTTGCGAATGAACGCAAAAGCTCGCATGGAGGTCTACGAGACTGGCCTTGAGTGGGGTGTTTGGAGCGTCAACGAGGTTCGAGCCGCCGAGAATATGAATCCTCGCGACGGCGGAAACGTGTACTACTCGCCGATGAACCACAACGCGACAGGCGAAGACGCACCGGCACTTCCGGCCAATGACGACGACTCGCCTGAAGCGGATGAGGACGAAGACAGGACGCTGCACGACGTTCGGCGGTTGCTGTTCAATATTGGGCAACGTGGGCGGCACAAGGCGAAGAAGCCAACGGACTTTTGCGAGTGGGTTGACGGTCGGCTATCAGCACACCGGAAGCAGTTCAGGGACGTGTTTGGCGACAGTCCAGACGTGGAAAGCCTGGTGTTTGACGCCCTTTGCAACGAACTCAACGAGGCGCTGAACCGTGCTCAGCCTGAAGAGCTAGAGTCGGTTGCAGACGAGATCCTGAAGAAACATGAGTTGAGAGCGGAGTTCATTACCGAGGAACTTAGGGAGGCGGTTCGATGACCAAGGCAAGACGTTTCGTGAATCGGCCCGTCCAGTTGCGGGCAGACGGCGACAGCAAGACGATTTCAGGCTATGGCGCCGTGTTCTACAACGCGGACGACCTAGGCACGCAGTATCAGCTCTGGCGGGATGTGTACGAGCGAATCGTGCCAGGTGCGTTTGATCGAGCCATTGCGGAAGATGACGTGCGGTCTCTGTTCAACCACGACGCAAATATCGTGCTGGGGCGGAATGTCGCCGGCACCTTGGCGTTATCGGTCGATGCCGTTGGCCTGCGGTATGAGATCACGCCGCCAGACACGCAGCTGGTACGCGATCAAGTCATGTCGCCAATCGAGCGGGGCGACGTGAGCGGCTCTTCATTCATGTTCGTGCCTCGCAAAGTGGCGTGGATTGAAGAGACTCGCGAAGATGGGTCGTCTATCGACATCCGCGAGGTCCAAGAGGTTGAGTTGTGGGAAGTTGGCCCGGTGGTCTTCCCGGCGTACGAATCGGCAACGTCTGGGCTGCGAGAGACCGACTTGGCCGAGGCGAGAACCGAGCGAGATGAGTGGAAAGACACCGTCTTGCGCGACCGCGATGCCGTGCGCGTGCGAGCCCGCGCAGTAGAAATTGAAAATAGCCTTGACCAATAGGGGCGAATTCGTAAGATCGTAATAACTCAATCGCGAACCGAGACGCCTTTAAAAGACGGCAGCAGTTCGTTGCACACTGACCCAATATCAGTGTCGGCGAACCGCTGCCGTCTTTTTTCGTGCCGCACCTCGTCGACCTATCACGGAGACGGGGAAATGACGACCAAATTGCAAGACCTGCAAGAGAAGCGGAACAAGCAAGCAGCCACGATCAAATCACTGGCCGACCGTCAAGACGAGTGGTCGGCGGAAGATCGCACAGCGTGGGAAGCAGTCAACGACGACTACAACGCCACGTCGAAGGAAATGGATCAAGCCCGAGCGGCGGACGAGGTTCAAAAGCGAGCTGACGATGTCGCCGAGCAGCAAGAGCAATCGCGCAACACTGTCAAGCCTGGACTTGATGACGCCGCTGGCGCCCAGGACCGGACTGGCTTGCCGCAGATCACGGATGAGCACCGGCGACTCTCGCTTCAGGCGTGGATGCGGTCGGGGCACGGCATGGAAGTCTCTGAGCGGGAGCAAACCGCGTGCGATTTGCTCGGTGTTAATCACCGCAATTTCGAGTTTCGGGCGAGTTTCCGAGCGGCAGATAATATTCGCGGCGCTGGCATTTGGTCGCGCAGTGGGCGGCCGATGTTTGAGTCCCGAGCTGGCTTGACGGTCGGCACGGACTCAGAGGGCGGATACACCGCACCAGAGGGATTCGTCAATGAACTTGAGCGGCAAATGCTCGCGTTCAACGGACCACGTCAGGTGTGCCGAGTTGTTCGGACTGCAAACGGAAGCGATTTGCCGTGGCCGACCGTCAACGATACGTCGAACACAGGCGCGTTGCTTGCGGAAGCGACTACCATCGGCTCCTCGGTTGATCCCACGTTCGGCGTGACGACGTTCAACGCCTACAAGTATTCTAGCAAGCCGATCTTGGTTTCGCAGGAATTGCTTGAGGATTCGGCGTTCAACTTGGGCGAAGTGATCGCAAGTCTGCTTGGTGAAAGACTTGGGCGAATCACGGCGGCTCAGTACACGACCGGCTCGGGTTCGTCGCAACCTAATGGCGTCGTCACGGCGTCAGGGTTGGGCGTAACAACTGCCAGCACGACTGCGATCACGGGTGACGAGATTATCGATCTCGCGCATTCGCTTGACCCGGCCTATCGCGGCTTGTCCAGCGTTGGCTTCATGCTTCACGACACCGTTTTGAAAGCGGTTCGGAAGCTCAAGGACAGCGACAGTCGATACCTGTGGGAGCCGAGCGTTCAGGCTGGTGTGCCGGATATGCTCTTCGGTTATCCGGTTTCGGTTAACCAGGACATGTCGGCGACGATCACCGCGGCCGACAAGACGATGCTCTTCGGCGCATTCGAGAAGTTCGTCATTCGTGACGTTGCCGACATTCGCCTGCATCGGCTGGAAGAGCGTTATCGCGACGTTGACCAGACTGGTTTTGTTGCATTCTTCCGCACGGATTCGGACACGATCCAAGCGGCAGCACTGAAGCACATGATTCAGGCAGCATCGTAGTCACTCGACGGGGCACCGGCGACCGCGCAATCGGGCGCGGTCGCCGGGCTTCTCATCCTCTTGGGACACATCATGCGAATCAAATTACTTGTGGGGCGTGCTGGCGATCGGTTTAGCAACGCGCCGGGCGATGTCATCGAAGTATCAGCCACTGAAGGCCAGCGATTGATAGACACGCACCAGGCAATGCTGGCCGAAGTCGCTGCACCAGAGACGGCCGCAAAGCCCAAGCCACGCCGACGAACCAAAAAGGCGGACTAGTGTACGGCGAAACACTCATCACCGCAGCTGCGACTGAACCGTTGACGATGACGGAAGTCAAGACGCACCTTGGCTTGCCATCCGCGAACAACGATTTCGACGCCCAGTTATCGGCATTGATCTCGACAGCTCGGCGATTCTTCGAGGAGAGCACTAACCGACAGATCGTCTCGGCTACCTGGGATTTCACGTTCGATGCGTTCCCGGTCGGTCGGCAACCGCTATTGGTGCCACGCTCGCCAATTCAGTCAATCACAAGCGTGACGTACACCGACGCGGATGGCAATTCGACGACGTGGTCAAGCAGCAATTACACAGTCGATGTGGCGTTTGAGCCTGGTCGAGTGTTTCCAGTGTTCAACGGAGTCTGGCCCGTCGCTCGCGGGATTGAGGGCGCCTTGGTTGTTCGAGCGGTCTGCGGATACGGAACAGCGGCGCAGGTGCCAGCAAGCGTCAAGGCGTGCCTTCTCATGCTCGTAGATGACTGGTTCAACGAGCGAGATGGCAGCGGCAAGGTCGGGCCAACGGCGGAACGGCTCATCGGCATTCATAAGGTGGGAGACGAATGGCTCGCGTACGGTCGGGACAACTAAGGCGATTGGTCACGATTCAGACCAACGCGCCTGCGGTGGACGCGCACGGCCAGCCTATCGAGGCGTGGTCGCAATGGATGCGTAACGTCCCAGCGAAGATCGAATCACAAGGCGGAGGCGAAGAGCAACGGGGCGACGGGATCGAGGCGGGCATTGTGCAGAAGGTGACCATTCGGCACCTAGGCGATGTGTCGCCGAAAATGCGACTCAAGACAGATGACGGCCGGTTTTTCAATATCGATCGAGTGACCGACCCAGACGGATACCAGAGAGAGTTAGTGCTGGTGTGTCGGGAGGTGGACGCGTGACAGCCACCGTAATAGGGCTCAATGCCATTGATCGACGATTCGATGCTCTCACCGGCTCGAAACAGCGGAAGTACCTGCGGCAGGGAGCCAGGGCGGCTGGGTCGGTGCTAATGAAGGCGACCAAGCGACTCGTGCCAGATCGCAAGTCTCGCAACACCAAGGGCAAGCTGACGGGGCTCAAGCGTTCGATGATGCAGGTGCCATCAAGCAAGTGGAAGAACTCAGCACAACTGGCGGCGCAAGGGGTTGTCGGCTCGAGGATTGGATTCAGGAAGGCTGGCGGCGCCCATGCACACCTCGTTGAGCATGGACACCGCATCGTGACAGCGAAGGGCAGGGACACTGGCAAGCGAGCGAGACCTAGGCCATTCATGCGGCCAGCGGCAGACATGAGCCACGACGCGATGAAGCGAGCGTTTCGGGACAAGATCATCAACGGAATCAGAGCGAACGCAAGATGAGTGACGGCGGCAAAGCATTCCGAACGTACATCCTGACGAAGACAGGCGTCTCAAGCCTGATTTCTACGCGGATGTACCCGGACTACTTGCCGCAAACGCCGACACTTCCCGCGGTCGTCTACCACGTCATTAGCAACGTGCCAGAGCATCACCTGGGCGGTGCAGCGGCGCTGACGACGCTGCGGATTCAGGCAAATCTGTACGCAACGAGTCGATCAGGGGCGAACACACTGGCCGAGGCGATGCGAAACGCCGCAAACGGATACACCGGCGCGATGGGTGCCGAATACGCGCAGACGTGCCGCTTAGACGTGACACGTTACGACACGGACGAACCGGCTGACGGCAGCGACCTGCATCGCTATGTCGTCAGCCAGGATTGGATTCTCTCGATAACCGAAACGGCACCGACACTATAGGGGAACAGGTATGACAGTCAGGACAGGAACAGGTTGCACGCTCGCGATGGGTACGTCGGATTATGACGTGGAGATCATTGGATCGAACTTCAGCGGGCTTGAGGTGCCAGTGGTTGACACTTCACATCTAGGCACGACAGGAACGCGAACGGCGATCATGGGCGACCTGATCGCACCAGGGACGCTTGAATGCGAAATACATGTGGACCCTGACAAGCTCGATCTATTGCACACGGCAATCGGCACCGCTCAGACGATGACGTTCACATTCAAGACCGTGACGGGCGAATCGTCTGGAGCCACCTACGCGGGCAGCGGTGCGATTTCTTCGCACAACTTCTCAGTGCCGCTCGAAGACAAGATGGTCGGCAATTACACAATCTCCTGGCTCGGAGCCCTAACTGGAACTGACTCAAGCTAATGACACTTTCAATCGATGCCGCCCTTAAAGCGGCTGACGGTCGGTCGGCCACTATTTCCTGCCCTGAGTGGGGTGGGGACGTGTGCCTATCGACCATGTCCTCTGCAAAGTTCGACGAGTTCGAGGCGCGGCTGACGTTCGGCAAGGATTCGCCAGAGTTACTTGCCGGGCTTCGTGCGGCGTATGTGGCAGCGTGCTGGGCGGATACAAATGGGAAACGTCAGCCGGTCACCGCGGAGCAGTTGAGTAAGTTGGGCGAGAAATCGCCGGCGGTTATCGGTCGGTTATTCGACGCCGCGTGCGAACTCAATAACGACATCGAACCTGCGGAAAAAAACTGAAACGGCTCCCTGGCAAGGCGTTCGCGATTCGGTTGTCGCTGCTCTACCGAATCCCGCCAGAGGAGCTTGGGCAGCGGATGACACGGCAGGATGTGCTCGACCTGATGGCGTATGACCTGCATTTTGGCTTGCCAGACGATACATCAAGAGAGCGACGGAAGCTGCCGAAAGCACCGGCGAAGCGTTCGGCGAAGAAGAAGTATAGAAGCTCAGAAGCTCAGCAAGCAATACTACGGACGCTGGTGAAATGACAACCACACTCCAAGGCATCATGAGAGGCTCGCGCAATGCGGTCTTTACGGCCGAAGAGCATGGGTTGATCCATCGCAATTACGTCACGAGCTACGTAATTACGTCGGACGATGGCACAGATGACGAGGGCGATGTCTACGAGACAAGCGGACTGCCAGCCTGGTCGTCTGGGTTCGTCGGCGATAACGGGCGGACAGACAGCGGGGCGATTGTCAACCGCCGGCGGATTGTCGATCACGACGAGACTCGCAAGTTGTGGATTGTCGAAGTTGAGTGGGACAGCGCAACAGATCAGCAGTCGGGCAGTAACTCGAGCGGTAGTGACTCGCCAGAGGATTGGTCGCCCGAGATCGAGTGGGACTCTGAGCCGCATGAGTTTTACCCAACGGCAGACCGCGCTGGATTGCTAATCACCAACTCGGCGGATGATCCATTCACGGACCCTGCACCAGTTCAGACGGTTTACCTGCCAACCTTGCGTTACTCCCGCTGGCAAACATCGTTCTCATCAGCAACGCAACTGGCGGGCAGCGGTCGAGTAAATAGCGATCCGTTTCTAGGTTGGGGTCCAGGGACGGCGTTGATGGGCGGCATCAAGGCAACATCTGAGTTCATTGGTGGTGTGCAGTTTTGGTGGGTGACGTACCCAATTAAATTCAATCCCGCTGGTTGGGCGTGGAAGACATTTGACCGAGGGCCGAATTACTACAAGGCCGGTGTGAAAACGTCAGCGATGACCTCTGAGCACAACAGCCCAACGGTCAACTTGACGCCAACTGGGACATATTCGGATAAGGCGAGAGTGCGGCAGTTTGATCTATATCAACGGGTTTCATTCAGTGCGCTGTTGTCGAGTTAAGCATGCCTAAATCAAAGACTGCTGTAGGGTTTCAGCCGCATGACGCAGAGCGACTTTTACAGATCCTGCGAACCGAAAATATACCGAAGCTCAAGGACACTAAAGACGGGCAAGTATTCGTCCGCGAATCAGACGCTGGAATCGTATCAACAGAAATCACCGCACGCAGTGGTACTACGGTTGGTACTGGCGTAGTTGATTCAATATTTCGCACCAACGACGACGGGACTGATTACCAATATTCCACAGTCCAAAACATATTTGAGCAATCCGTGGCGGTTGACACATATGTGCTTATACAGCGACTGATGGACGGAACATGGGTGGTTCAGGCCGCCGACTGCTAAAAGGGGATTTTGGAATGGCTAATGTACTTGAAAACCTGACTGTTACGGGGGCTCTGTCGTTTCAAAGTGGCGCCACCATGACCACGCCAGATAGCTCGGTGACCAATGCCGCAGTGACAGCAACGGCCGCGATCGATCGCAGTAAGCTCGCGCAAGACAGCGTGCAGCCGTTCATTGTCCCGTTCACGGACTTGCGGGTCTGGGATGCGCTGGCGACCAACCTGCCAGCCACCGCAGCGAATGATGACTTGGCGCTTGTTGGCGGCACGTTCGGGACTGCTGCGCCGATGGTGCAAGCTGGCGACCTGAAGGCGGCCGGAGCGACGACGCGTTATGCTCGCTTCCTCGTGCGCCTGCCGGCTGAGTACGTGGACGATGAGACTGTCAATATCCGCGTGCGTGGCGGCATGGAGACGACCGTTGCGGATACAACGTGCACGGCCGACATCGAAGCGTATCTGCTCGACAAAGACGGCGCCCTGGTGGGCTCGCCTACGGATCTTTGTACTACGGCAGCCACGACCATCAATTCACTGACGGCGGCAAATATTGACTTCACGCTGACCGATACGAATCTCGTGTCTGGCTCGATTGTCGATGTCCGCGTTGCGATTGCGTGCAACGACGCGGCGACCGGTACGGCAGTGACTCCGGCAATCTACTCCCTCGAGCTGCTGGCAGACATCAAAGGCTAGGACGACCTATGCGATTCTCACCGTCTTGCAGTTGCTGCGGTGATTGCGACGCAACCGAAGTAGATGAGTTCAACCGCACGACAATCGGCAGCGACTGGGCCGTTGACAGCGGCTCGTGGTCGGTCAATGGTTCGCAGCTCGTTGGCAGCGGTGAGATCTACCACAACACGATCGTAGACGCGGCGGTCAAGCTCACGCTGAATAGCGGCACGGTGAAGGTGTTGCTCTACACCGGATTCGCTCCCTCCGCTTACGACTACGTAGAAATCGGCAGCGGTTCGATTAAGTGGTATGCGGCTGACGGACTCGGCGGGCATTGGCTGATCAAATCAGAAACCGGACCGAGTACGGGTGAATTCCAGATTTGCTTTAACTGGGGGGGCGGGTTTGAAGATACTGCTCAAGTATCGGTGACGGGGCCATCCTATTTTAGTGCTGCTCCCGGATCGGGTAGATACTTGCAGGCTGGACTCGGGGCGGCGTCGAGTGTAACTGTCGAGCGTTTTGAATTGCTTGACTACGACGATTGCTGCCCTGCCTGCCCTGCATGCATGAGGCTCGATGTCCCAGGCACGCCCTGGTCAGGCAAACTAATTTGCGATTTCGGCAGTTCGTTTGTCTACAACCGGAATACATGGGGGCCGACTGAAGAACTCACGGGCTTGAGCACCTATTGCACATTCAGGAGTCGCACTCAAGGCGTCGACTATTGGATCGTACGGCTGATACCGGATACGTGGGCGTCGCCGCCTGGTCACGATGCCGTCATCGCCCATTGCACAGACATGCTCGACGCCGAAGCTTCGGCCGGCATCCCTCGCTGCGACGCGTTCTCGATCACGATGACACGCCAAGACCCATTCGGGGTAGGACCAGCGACATGGACGCTCAAGACGCCGTAACAGGCCCAGGCACGCACCTACACCGCATGCTCAGTTCGATGGGCATCAAGCCGACTGCACACTGCAAGTGCCTTAAGCTGATGCGGCAGATGGATTGGTGGGGGCCGGATGGCTGCGAACACAAGATGCCGAACATCGTCAAGAGGATTCAGCGCGAGGCAATCAAACGGCAATGGCCGCTAGTGAATAATCCGCTTGCAGCATGGTCGATCGAGGGACTCGTGCGGAGAGCGATAAAGAAAGCGAGACAGAGCAATGGCTAGTTTAGGAACACTCGCACTAGACGTGACGGCAAACACGAATCCGTTTGTGCAGAAGCTTAGGCGAGCAAAAGCCGAGTCAGGTGGATTTGCCAAGTCGATCAAAACGTCGGCCGGCGGGGCGGTCAATGTGTTGAATCGCGGCGTCAAGGGATTGACGGGTTCGCTCGCGGGGTTGCTCGCCAAGTTGGGGTTATTCGGTGGGGCAGCAGGCATTGGCGGCATTGCTGCATTCTCGATTAAAGCGGCCGCCGATCTTGAATCAACCAAGACGGCGTTCGCAACTATGCTCGGTTCAGCTGAGAAAGCTGACAAGGTCGTCGGGAAACTGTTTGACTTCTCGAAAAAGACGCCATTCGAGCCAGACGAAGTATTCGGGGCCGGGCGACGATTACTCGCGACGGGAATATCAACAGGCGAACTGGAAGCCGAGCTAAGAACGCTTGGCGACATCGCAGCCGGCAGTAATAGCCAAATGGCTGATATCGTTGACATCTACGCGAAGATCCGAACCAAGGGCAAGGCGTCACTCGAGGAGTTGAATCGCCTGAGCGAACGCGGAATCAACATCAACGCTGTCCTGGCGAAGACGCTGGGGAAGACCGGCGAAGAAATCTCCGAGATGGTGACGAAGGGCACAATCAAACTGCCGGAGATTCAGGCGGCATTTAAGGATCTGACAACCGAAGGCGGGATGTTCAACAATGCAATGGAGGCTCAATCGAAGACACTCAACGGGATGTTCTCAACACTTAAGGGGAATCTGAAAGCGGGATCTGCCGAGATCGGCACATCCTTAGTCAAGGCGGCTAATCTTAAGGGCGTGTTGAAAGCGGTCAACGCGGAACTCGAGACGTTTGATTGGGAAGCATTCGGCCAAGCGGCGGGTGATGCGTTTCGCGTTATTCTCGTTGGTGCTCAAACTGCGGTGATTGGTCTCGGCGCACTGGTTAAGGCGAAAAATGACGTACAATCGGGGCTACTGTGGCTAACCGAGCAATTCCTGCTGAATCAAGCCGACTCTGCGGGTAATGAAGATCGAGAAACGGACATGGCGGCAATCCGCGATACGTTCGGCGCCAAGCAACGTGAGGTGAGAGAGTCCGGTGTGCGATCCGCCAAGATGTTTGCCGACCTTAATCGAACTCTTGATGCAGCAATTGAGACATCAAAAATGCCCGCCCCGAATGAAAGTAACCTCACTGCGGAAATGGAATCGTTGCAAGTCGAAATGGCTAAGAATGTGCGGATGTTCCAAACGTCGCCAGACGAGGCGCCCGTTGTCGAAGTTGACAATTCAGGCATGG